CAAGGAGTTCAAGAAGAAGCACGAGGACAACACCGACGGCTCCATTGAAATCCGCGCACTGCCCGCTATACGGCCGTATGACTACATTGGCGCTGTGCCAGTCTGTAACGACACGTTCGACGCAGACATGAACCCGATTCAGTACGAAGTCAACAGCGTCATCCACAACGTCAAGGCAGAAGACGCTTACCGCACGAAACTCGGTGTTAGCATGGCCCTTGATGAGAGTAGTATTATTGTAAATTCGTCATTTATTGATGTTGGAAGTGGTGAAGAAACACAAAAAGAAACTCTAACCGCAGAAGAAATAGAATGAGTAACAACAGCAACCCACACGACGTTGACGGTGAGCAAGTCCGAAACAAGTCGCGCGACAACGACGTTGTTCGGGCTACCGTCATCGACGTTATCCCCGACATTCACTCGGTGCGCGTGAACCCGAGAGGTGACAATGCACCGACGGTTGCGCCCGTTCTCACGCCAATGTACGGGATGCAGATGTTGCCACAAGAGAAGGAGCGTGTGACGCTTCTTTACATCACAGAGAACGTTCCCGTCGTTATCGGTGGTGTCTACCTCGCTGACGGCCCGAACCCGCCGCAGGCGGACGAGGGTGACGCGGTGTTCGGTAACGAGTCTGGCTCTGCCGTCACAGTCCACGAGGATGGGCATATTTCTGTCGTCACCGAAGGACGACAAGCAGTTGACATCGACCACCAGAGTGCCAGCGTGTCGCTCGAAGGTGCAAATCAGACTATCGCGGCTGGTGACACAGATATTATCCAGTTCGATACGGTGGAAGAAGACCTCGAAGACATCTGGAACCTCGATAACGATTATAAGATGACGGCTCGTGCAGATGGCCTTCATCGACTTACAGCGTCCGTTGCACTGCCAAGTCCAGGCCAGAACAATATTTACGAAATCCGTATCTTCGTAAATAACGTTGAGGAGAAACGTGTCACTCGTCAGTCCGCTGTAAATGAGGAGATGTCGCTTCAGGTCACGACGATGGAGCGACTCGAAACTGGTGACAAGGTTGACATTCGTGTCACTAATAACTCTGGAGCATCGAGAGAGATTCTCGCTGACGACATAACGACAGAGTTCGACTTTCGTCGTGCAGGTATCTAACAATGGTAGACTATCCGACAGACCTTGATTTGAACGAGGGCAAGGATATTCACCTCGACTCAACGAATGACCTTGCGCTCACAAGTGGTGTCGAGCAACTCCAGCAGTCTGTCGCTATCGACGTGATGGACGAACTCCGCGACTTCGTGGCTGGCCGTCTGACGGGCACGAACATCGGGAAACTGGAAGAACGCATCGCTTCTGGACTCAACGACGACCCACAGGTCGATACCGTCCGAAGCGTCTCGCTCGACACCTTCGACAGACAGAACGAAACCGTGGAAATTACAGTCCACGTAGTTGAAAACGAAGACTTCACCTTAGAGGTCACGGCATGACGCGAGGCCATGCCGTTCCCGAAGAAGTTTGCCTCGCAAACTTTAAGGTGACTCCCTAATGCCCCTTCAGGACGGCAATTACCTACGACTGACCGAAGACCAGATTCAGGACGCGCTCGAAGACGAACTGGAGTCCGAGTTCGGAGAGAACATCGACCTCACCGAATCCTCGGTCTTCAGCACGCTCGCAGAAGTCCTTGCGACAGTTCTCTCCGAAAATCAAGAGGAGAGCATCAGAGACGTGTACCGCTCGGCGTTCATCGAGACGGCGACGGGCGAAGACCTCAATCGGGTCGTCGCACTTCTCGGCCTCCAGCGTCGTGACGCGGTTCACGCGACTGGTATCGAGCGGTTCGAGGCCAGTGGCAAGGTCGAGCAGGACTACATTATCCAGAGCGGTACGACTGTGCAGACGCTCGGCGCTGACCCCATCGAGTTCGAGACGACGGAGCCGATTTCGCTCGAACTGATTGATGATTTCGAGGACGGCGACCTCTCCGCCTACTCTGGCGACACGGGCAGTGCCTCTATCGCTACGACCAACGCTTACGAGGGCGACAACGCCCTTCAGTTGGACGCTACGGCGGGCGCTCACGTCTACGATGATGGTATCCTTCTCGACCAAGGAACCACTCTGCACGGCCATGCGCGGCCGACAGCGGGTACTGTACCCATCCACACCTTCGCAATTCAGGCCGACAACGCTGGCAACTACTATCAGGTTGCCTTTGACGAGGCCGCAGACGAAGTGCGGCTGGAAGTCGTGCAGAACGACTCGGTGATAGATACCGTCGATACGGCCTCAATTGCCATTAATGCGGGCGCGTACTACGAGGCAGAAATAGACTGGAACATCACTGACAATATCGGCATCACCGTCAAGGACGCGGCCGAGGAGGAACTCGGAACGCTTGGCGGTGTGGACGACACGTATCAGGAGGGTGCCGCTGGCTTCAAGAGCGGTGACGCGAACGGCACCAAGAACTTCGACTTCTACACCACCTCAGCGCGCTCTGCGGACATTCGAGCCGTCGAAGGTGGCGTGGAGGGTAACGTCGGCTCGAACGCCTTAGAGAGCATCCCATCGCCTCCTGCGGGCGTTCAGACAGCGACCAACCCCTACCCCACTGGCGACCAGACGTACTTCGACACGAGTGGCAGTCTGTTCCGCGTCGGACAGGATGAGGAGACAGACCGCGAACTGCGCGAACGTGCCCTCAACGCCACGAGTGGTGGGGGTTCGGCCACGCACGACGCTATCGTCGGCCACATCATCAACAGCATCGAGGACGTGTCCTCGGTGACGATGTTCGAGAACAAGACCGACGATGACAACACTGGCAGTGGCGGTCTGCCGCCCCACTCGTTCGAGGCCGTCGTCTTCGGCGGGTCTGACAAGGACGTTGCCGAGGCCATCTTCGAGAAGAAGGCGGTCACGGCCCACGACTACGCGGGAGTCAACGGCACTGCCGTCACCGAGACGGTCGTCGCTGACACCAACGGTCAGGAGCGTGACATCACGTTCTCGCGGCCGAACGCCATCAACGTTGACATGACGCTCGACGTTGTGGTCAACGACAACTACATCGGTGACGACGAACTCAAAGACCGCATCGTCCGCTACATCGGCGGTATCCTCTCTGACGGGACTGATACCGTCGGCCTCGGCGTCTCCGAAGACGTTATCATCGACAACGTGCGGGACGTTGTGGTCGGTGCCGACGACACGGGTGTCGTCGCGTTCGACAACTCTATCGACGGCACGCCACTCGAAACCACGCCGTCCTCGACGGTCGTGGACGGCATCGAGGTTATCGACATCGGTGCAGTCGAGGTCGCACAGACCGACGCGACTGACACCAGCATCACCATCAACACCCGACAACAGTAATGCCACACAACGGTAAAACTGATGGTAGGAACATCAGCACGGCAGTACGGAACTGGGACAGTTCAGTAGAGTTCGGCAAGTCCTCGAACACGTACAGCCTCGTCAAGGCGCTACTCCAGCAGGCTGAACGGATAGACGACGACCTTCGTGACGTTTATCACGACCACCACATCGAGACGGCGACTGGCGAGGCGCTCGACCAGTTCGGTTCGCTCGTTAACGCCCCCCGAAAGAGTAACGAACCTGACTCGAAATATCGTACCCGCATCAAAGCAGAGTTTGCACAGGCCAAAACCAACACTGACTTCGATTCCTTCGTGGAGTTCTGTGCCACGATTCTCGGCACCGACATCAGCAATCTCGGATTCATCACAAACTATCCTGGCAATCCAGCGACAGTTACGGTATCTGCCGACCCCGCTGTCTACAACTCCGTTTCACTGACAGCAAGCGAGATTTCTGACCTCCTCGGTGGCGCTGTTCCCGCTGGACACGAGGTGCAGGCCCAAGAACGTGGAACGTTTCGACTCAAGTCGGATGGTGACGTGGACGACGCGAGTAGGGGTCTGACAAGTGACAGCATCACGACTGGCGGCACACTCGCCGCCGATATTTTCTGATGCACTCGTCAGTACGTTCTAAGTGAGAACGCATGGCCTGGAATATCACAGAACGCTTCCCGTCGTGGGGCGAGACGGGAGAGTCCCCCGCCGCTGGCTTCTTCTATGAAGGCGGCGACCAAGTGAACGAAAAACACTTGGACGCCCTCTGGAACGGTATCAACGGT